CAAGCAAGATATTTTGTATGTTAATTATTTTCTTATATTAATTTATAGAAAGGAGGTGTAAACTATTAATAAGCGTATATTATCTTTTATAAATCTTTTTATTTCTTTAATAGCGACCTTACCTGCTAACGTGAAATTTTTGATTATATTATTATTAGCGGATTTATTAACTGGGATTATTAAATCTTTGTACGGTAATAGTGATAAAAGTAAAAACGGTCTGTTAAGCTCTAAAGCTATGACAAAAGGTGTATTTACTAAAATTTGTTATTTTTTTGTTATTCTTGTATCTTATTACATAGACACAACATTATCTTTAAAAGGTTTTTTATATAATTATGTTATTGTATATTTTTGTATAGAAAATTCTTTAAGTATTTTAGAGAATGTTGCTTGTTGTGGTGTAAAAGTGCCTACTATTGTAAAAAATAAACTTGATATATTAGAAAGGGAAAACGATAATGTTTAATATTAATACTGGAAATTCTAAGAAAGATAATTTTATTAATGGCATAATGCCATATGTATTAACAGCAAAAAAACAGCACTTAGATAATAAAATACTTCCGTCTGTTATAATAGCACAGGCGGCTTTAGAAAGTGGCTGGGATTTAGAAGCCACAACTTTATTTGGAATTAAAGGTGATGGTGTTAGTTTAGTTACAACAGAGTATATAGAAGGAATTAAAAAAATAGTAACTGACAGCTTTGTTATATATAAAGGTATTGCAGACGCAATAGAGGGCTATTTTAACTTACTTAGCACTGAAAGATACACAAATGTAAGAACATTTGATACTTATGAAGAACAGGTATTAGCGCTTTATGTCTGCGGTTATGCAACAGACCCAGATTATAGCGTAAAATTAGCCAATATTATAGAAACAAATAAATTGTATAAAGTAGACGATTATTATTTTAATGAGTTCTTATCTAGTGAAAATAGTAATAATACAACTACAGTGGATTATAGTGCACTCGCTGATAGAATAGAAGCTGGTGATTTTGGTAATGGCAGAGATACTCGTATAGCGGCATTTATTGCAGAGGGTTACAGCGAAGATGATTATAATATCGCACAGGATATAGTGAACAATAGAAATGCTAATAATGTGGATTATAGTGCACTCGCTGATAGAATAGAAGCTGGTGATTTTGGTAATGGCAGAGATACTCGTATAGCGGCATTTATTGCAGAGGGTTACAGCGAAGATGATTATAATATCGCACAGGATATTGTGAATGAAAGGAGCGAAGAGTAATGAAGCTAACATTAGAAGAATTTAAAGAGAAAGTTAATAATTATGATATTGACGAAGATATAAAAGTTACGCTTTTAGAAGATTTGACTGATAGTTTCAGCGACTTAGAAAAAAGTGGCGACGATATAAAGTATAAAGAAAAGTATATAGAAATGCGGGAACGATATAAAAGACGTTTTCTAGACAGTGAAGACATTGAAGATACTGAACTTACAGACAGAGATATTGATGATAATTCAGCGATTGTTGATGTAAAGGAGATATAATATATGACTATTAAAAAAGATAAATTAAAAATTAGTAACGATGTTGAATTACTTAGTTATATTATTAATTCTAATCCTGTACTTTCTGCGGAATTAGATTTACCAATCCAGGGGCAAAGCATAAAACCATATGGTAAATTAATTAGTGATAATGAACGTTATAGAAACGCTTTTATAAATACTGTTAATTTAATCGGTTTGACAATGATTAAGCGTAATTACTGGGATAATCCGTGGGATTTTGCTGAAAGAGGTACCTTAACAAGAGGGCAGAGTGTAAGAGAGTTAATAAATGACTTATGTAATGTGTATGACTACAACGAAAATGTTGATAATAATACTAGATTTTTAGAAAATGCAGTACCAAATGTACTTAATTATATACATAGTGTTAATTATCAGAAATTTTATGAGGTGTCAACATCTGATGAACAATTAGCTATGGCATTTGATACAGAGGGGGCGCTCTTTGATTATGTAGAAAATTCTATTTCTATGCTGTACGAAAGTAAAACGTACGACGATTATATAATTAATAAGTATATGTTGTGTAGAAGAATTCTCGACGGTACTGTGCCAGCTTTCGAAATTAAAGATTATGGCACGAAAACCGCAAGAGAGCGTGTAAGCTTTATGAAGAGTGTTAGCAATAAAATGACGTTTAGAAGTCCTAATTTTAACCCCGCTGGTGTCCGCAGGGCAACAAATTTCAACGACCAGATTTTTTTATTAAATACTGAATTTGAAGCTGATATGAGTACAGAAGTACTTGCTACATCTTTCTTTAGAGATGATGCAGACCTAAAGGCTAGAGCTGTATTGTGCGATGATTTTGGAAACCACGACAGTGAAAGACTTAAAATGTTATTAGATAAAGATTACACACCATTTACTGATGATGAATTAATATCTTTAAAAAATATACCTGCTGTGATAATATCTCGAGAATGGTTTATGAATTATAACTATTCCTTAGACGCTAACAGTAGCTATAAAATGACAGAGTTTTATAACCCAGTAACTCTTCGAAATAATCATTTTCTGCATACTTGGGGAATTAAGTCGACTTCTCCGTTTGAAAATTGTGCTGTTTTTACAGCTGGCGTTGCAGTAGGTGTAACTAATATAACTATATCTCCAGCTGATATAACTCTTGCGGCTGGTTTATCTAATAAGTTTAATGCAGTTGTAGAAACTACAGGATTTTGTAATAAGGCAGTAGTATGGTCTATTACAAAAGGTGGACAGAATGGCAAAGCTATTATTACGGCGGACGGAACTTTAAAAATAAGCGCTGACTATAACAAGAGTGAGGGAACTGTTCCGCAAATAGAAATAACAGCAACCTCTGTATATGATACCACTAAATCCGCAACAGCAACTGTTACAGTTGTTTAATTATAAGGGGGTTCACACCCCCTTGATTAAAGGAGATATATAATATGAACCGAAAAATAAAAAAATTGAGTTCCCAATTGACAAACCTATCTACTTTAGCTAGTATTAGACGACAGATGTTTCTTATCGCAGAGAATAGAATACGATATTATGGTATTCCTAATACAGTCGATATAACATATGTTAATAAAATCTTATTAACTAATGGTTCTATAGCTTGTTTTATAGATGATGTTTTGGGGTTTTTAATACTACCTTACACATTAGTTGGAAAATTGGATTGTTATAATAATCCTACAACTATACAGTGTTATAGCGCTAACGGATATGTATCTCGTATCTTGCGAAAAGATGAGTATGTTATATTATGGGATAACACCTCTAAGGTTAGTATTGCACCCGACATAGAAATACTTGCACAAAGAATGTCTATAGCTTCTAGGACAATGGATATAAATATAGCACAGCAAAAAACTCCTCGTTTTTTTAAAACTTCCACAGAAAACCAGCAAACTGTTAGAAACGTAATAAATGATGTGGATACATACGAAAACCTAGTACTAACATATGACGATTTCGCTATTGACGATATTACAACTATTTTAGCACCCTCCCCTTATGTAGCCGATAAATTGTATGATTATTACGATAGATTATGGGCGGAGTTCTTGCGATTAATAGGTATGAATTCTATAACAAGTACAAAAAAAGAAAGATTGTTGACAGATGAAATCCGATACAGTCAAGGCGGCGCATTACTATCTAGAGAGAGTTATCTAGTTACAAGAGAACTGTGGGTAGATGAATTAAAACAAAAATTCGATAATATACACATAGGATATGAGTATGCTGATTTAGAAAAGGAGTAATATATGTTATATAATTGCGGTATTGATTATTTTTCTTACATTGATGAACCTCCTACTTTATATAGTTTAATGAAAAGTATGGCACCAGATGGCACTCGTACAAATGATTTGTGGAAATTTGGAAGAAAATATTTTTTTAATTTCGAATATGATTTACAGAACATTGATAAAGAAACTTTTGAGAAAATGCTACTAAACCATTATTTAACTCGGAGAATTAACTTCCAAACTGCTGAATTATTTAGGATAATGTTAGAAAATAAATTATTAGAAGTGTTACCAAAATATAATTTGTTATTTAATAATATTTATTTCAACGTTTTTGATAATGGCACAACGGAGCTGCAGTACACATCTAGTGAACATTACGAAGATAATAGCGCCGAAAAAAATTTTACTAATGAAAATTTAAACGCTAGTGTTAAAGGAGCACAACAGACATTAGCAAATACGGCGAATAATATTATTAATAATGTGACTAATAATAGTAATGCTACAAATACTCGAAAATTTTCGGATACACCGCAAAATTTAATTGAGGATATAGATGATAATAACTACTTAACAGAATATGAAGTTGCTAACAACAAAAATACTAATACAACAAAGGAAAATAATAACACTACAACAATGCAAAATGCAACTTTAAATAATAGTAATTTAACACTTTCTAATAATAGTAGAAATTATTCTAATAATAAAGATAGTTATTATAATAAAACTAATACTAATAAAGAAAATGTTGTAAATACATCTAATAAGTTAGATAGTATTATTAAGATACAGCAGGAATATTTAAGTGTTTTTACAATGTTATATAAAGATTTAGATTGTTTATTCTACGGTCTTGTATAGTGGAAAGGATATATTTATGTTTAATTTTCCCTTTATAGAAAATGATTTCGATAGTATAACATACTACCAACTTTTAACTCAGGTTTGCGCTTTAGCTAAGGAAAATTCTGCAAAAATCACAGAAATAAAAAGCGAAGCAGATAATTATATAAAAAACTGGTTAGAAAGTAATATTAACAATTTTTTACTTGATACTAATTATGTAGAAAGTGAAGAAAAACTTATTATAAAGAATACTACAGTATTAACATCTGCTAGCTGTTTGCACACTTATAAAAACGACACAATGATAATAGGAAAGGATAAATAATATGGACGTATCTAAGTTTAACTTAAATGGACAGGAAATTAATATAAAAGATAGTACAGCAAGAGAAAATATAATAAATATTAATAAAGAACTATTGGTAATTAGTTACGATAATAAAACAGAAACAATTACAATAAATAAAAAAGAGGTGTAAAAATGAGTTATGTTAGCACACTAGAATATGAAAACAAAAACTTACTTATAAAAGATAAAGAAGCAAGAGCAATGATTGATAATATAAATAATAGAAATAATCGAAATTTAATAATATTAGGTGACAGCTACACGACAGGTGATACTAATACAGGGGGGCATAATGCGCCTTGGACAGATAATTTTAAAAATGATGTTGCAAGTTTTTTTAATAATATACAGGTGTTTGCGGCAAATGGTATTGGTTTTTCGACAGGACTAGGATTTAATTATTACACGCTATTAAATGATAATATTTCTAACATTGATACTACTTACCCAACAACAATATTTATCGTTGGGGGGTACAATGATGTTGGAAAATCTAATCTTGCGAACGATATACCATATGTACTTAATTCTATTAAGTCTAAGTTTAATGATATAAATATTGTAGTCGCATTTGTTGGTAATTCCATTAAATACCGAACTAATGAATTTTTTAATACTATATCTATATATAAATATTCTGTTAATAATGTAGATAAGTGTATCGGTGTAAATGGCACTGAGAATATTCTATGCTATAGACGTTTATTTGCTAATGACGGATTTCATCCAAACGAACAGGGTCAATTTTTCTTAAGATGTTATTTAAAAAATGCTCTTATTAATTATAGTGTAAATATGTCTACGGATAGTTTAGCGTTTAATTCTAATACAGATTTTTTAACTTCTACAGTTGGCGGTACAGCTTATTGTAAGGGCATTTACTGGACAGAAAACAATATGCGAAGCGTGCAGTTGGAAATTGATTGTGATGGAACTAATATACAGGAAAACGATAATAATTTTGTAAAATTCGGTGATTTTAACTGCGACTTTATTAGCAATCCTTTTATAACATTTCCAGTTACAGCCGTGTTATTAGACAGTGACGGAAATTATCATAAAGAAATTTGTCAAGGAAAAATTGAAAATTCTGTACTATATATAGCATATTCAGCTCTTAATGAGAGTGGGTGGTTAAATAAAAAAATAACTCGTGTTAATTTTATATTTAATTATGTTACAAGTGCATTTGCATTTTAATATTAAAAGAGGTTAGTTTAACTAACCTCTTTTTTATTTTAATAATTTCCGATATTATTATGATTATTCCAAAAAGTTAAACCTCTAGTAAAACAATTATTAATTTCTACTAAAGCATTGTCAGGTACATTTTCTCCATATACTGCTATAGAATTATTAGCAATTTGGACATAATTATGTGTTTGGCTATCTATATTGGGGGTCTTTATCGTATTAACTAAATATCCGTAGAAATCAAAGAAATTATCTATCATTATAGCAACATCTTCTTTACAAGTGTCTATTTCTATTAAATAATTAAATTTATCTAATGCCATATTAATTAAATTTCCGCTGGAAGCACCTACAACACTGTCTGGCTTAGATTTAGCAGATAATAAATTTCCTAAAGAATTTATTAACCCACCAGCACCCGCGATGGCACTGATAGGATTACCAGTTGCAACGCTTGTCATTGTTCCCGCAATACTAGCGAAAGAATTTAGTGCTACTGTAGTAGAATTCTGTGCTAAATAAGTTGCAAAGCTATCTACTGTCATAGGGATAGTGGGGTAATTGTCTATTATTAGTCCACAGTCTGTATTTACTTCTATATTCTTGTAGGCATACGGATAGCATATGCACTGCCCCTTATAATTATTAATACTTTCTTTTTTAAAAACAGCTGTATTATTATTAAAATTTTCGAATTTTAATTCGTTGTAAGAGCCTGAATTATTACTAAAGGATATCTTAACATAAGGGTATTGCAGCGTTTTAGAATATTTAGGTGTGTAACTACCTATTTGGGTAGGTCTACTTATTTCCATTTCTTTGTCGCCGTCGTCATTGTAAAAGAACACTCCTACCAAATCATTAGCTTTACCCTCATTTACATAGTCGTTAAAATATCGCATTAATACATCCACATCTGTTATGTTTGCAGTAACTCTCCACAGTGTTATAGGAATTCCTTTTATAAAAGGAATTCCACCAATTTCGTTATAAGCTTCCCAAGGACTTACATAATGTGGATTTTCTACAGTGCTGTCAGATTTACGAGCTTCACTAAAAAGAAAACAAATTTTGTTAGCTTTTGCCGATAAAGTGTAACTACTTTGTGCAATATAATCATCTACACCTATGCTCTCTGGCAAATTATTAGCACCATAAGTGTCAATTTCTGGGTGCTCTCTTATAACATAACATTTTTGTAACGTAATAAAATCCCACCACGTTGTAAATGTGTCTATAGTTACTTCTATTTCTGTGCACGCATTAGATATATAATTAACTTTATCTATCCACGCAAAAAAATACATATTCGCATAATCGGGGTTAGAAAATGCTACATAATTAGAACTTAAACAAACATTGTAATTAAAATTAGTTCTAATTTTATTAATATTTCGTATAAAAGAAAAATTGTTAGAACTTGTTACATAATGTTCTGTACTCTGTAATAATTCTAACATTGCACTTTGTCCATATCTAAGAACATTTTTGTGTTCCCTGTCTAACTTAATATTTTTCGCTAATATTAATACGCTATTTCTCATATAAATTTATCTCCTTATTTGAAAATTTATAACATTTTTAAATTCGGTTCCGGTTATATCGTCACTGTAAAAAATATTTTTTTCTATAAAAGTGTCATTAATTATATTTAATATTTTATCT